AAAATAAGTAATAAATGGATATTTATAAATAAAAAATTAATTATGTCAAACAATAAAATGCCTATTTCTAGAATTGGTAAATTTTTTGGTGAGGAAGACTATAATTTGGAGCTTTCATTTGGTGAGGAATACTTGTATAATGATATGAACTTTACTTTAGTTCTTTATCGTGTTGATAAGTTAAAAACCAAAAAGGATGATGTCTATGGTGAAGCGGTATCTGACGCGATAACATTTCTACCTCCTGTTGAGTTTAAAGGACTAGTTCAAGTAATGGTACCAGAGAATAAATATTTGGGAACATCTAAAATAGGTCAATTTGAACCAGGAAATTTACGAGTTTCAGTGTATCAAAGACATTTGGATGAGTTAGAGGTTGAAATTAATTATGGTGATTATATTGGTTATATGGAGAGTGAGACAGTTATGAGATATTATGTTGTAAACAATGATGGTCGTGTAACTTCAGATAATAAACACACTTATGGTGGGTACAAAGCGTTTTATAGAACAATAATGGCATCACCGGTTACTAATGATGAATTCAGAGGATTATGAAAATTATAATAACAGAAAACAAATTATTTAACTCCATTTATGGTTATTTGGAAAAAACATTCATTGAGGAGGACGAATTACATTGGACGTATGCTGAAGATTTAAGTGACGAATATGGTAACGAGGATGAAAATCTTATAATTTTTTATAGAGGTGATTGGGAAGGTGAAGACTTTAGTGATATAGTTTTTGCTTATTACGCTAAAGATTATTTTGATGATAGTCCAGCTAATTCTCATAATAGAAGTCAAGCTCCAATGTTAATGGTTACGAAATATTACGACCTTAATGATATGTTTGCTCAGCATTGGATTGAACCTATGAAAAAGTGGTTTGAGGGTAAATTTAATTTACCTGTTAAAAGTATAACATCTTACTAACTAAAATATAAAAATATAAAAATATAAAAATATGAAAATAATTATTACAGAGAATAAGTTATTTAATTCCATTACAAAGTATTTGGAAAATACCTACAATTCTGAAGATGATTTAAACTGGGTGTATGACGAATTGTATGATTATGTGAATGATGTATATGATGACCCAATCAATGAAAATATAAGACTTTATTTTAATGGTTGGCTTGAAGGTGACCATAGTAATGTAATTTTCGCATATTATGATAAAGATTATTGGGATGATGCACCATCAAGAGCTGAAGCGCCAAAGTTAGTTGTTATGGAATATGATGAACTTACTGAAATGTTTAGTGAATATTGGAAAGAACCAATGAAAAAATGGTTTGAGGAAAAATTTGGTTTACCGGTAACTTCTGTTACACGAGATGTGTAAAAATATGAAAATCATAATAACTGAAATACAAAAAAGATTACTTGAAAATATAAACAAAACAAGGGTTATTTGTTATAATTGTGGTTGGTTATGATAATGAATAATGAGGATAACCATATAGACAAAAAAGTAATGGTTTATTATAACTTAAATAAACACACATTTTCAGTTACTTATAAAAATATACTAATTACATACGCAGATTATATTAAATTAACGGATGTTGAATTTAGAGTTAGACCGGGAGGTAGAGAAAGAGTATTAAAAGAAAAAAGAAAAAATGTTCACGCATTTGTAATCGGAACACTAAAGGAATATTGTAAATACCCTTGTGAGAGTTTACCAAATGACATAAATGACGACATTGTTACCTACGACCCTTACAAGTATAATTCTTATGTGATGAAAGACACCGAAGAACCAATATACAATTCCGATGAGGTTGAGATGATAAATTCAAGAAACAAAATATTTATAACAAAACGATAAAATGCCATTACCTAAAAAAAATAAAAAACATATTCCTTTAACTTATACTAAAACTCTATACCCTAGACGACAAGAATTAGTTGATAAGATAAATGAACACGGAACTTATTTACCTAAATCAATACTACACGCCGATTTAGATGGGGGTTTTTTGTCATTTGTTAAAAATGAATTGAAAACGGTTGTAGATGGAAAAACCATTCCTATGGTTGATATTTTAATGACTACTCAAAATTGGTCTCAATTTACTGAAACTTGGGATTTTCAAAATATAGATAAAAATGTTGAACCACCACTTATAACTGTGGTTAGAATTCCTGAAGTTAAATTTGGTACAAACCCAGCTTTACTATACAACATACCAAATAGAAAACAATATTTCTACGCGCAAGTGCCAACTTGGGATGGTCAACGACAAGGCATGGATATCTATAAAATCCCACAACCAGTTCCTGTTGATATTTCTTACACTGTTAAAATTATTTGTAATAGGATGCGAGAATTAAATGAGTTTAATAAGAATATTATTGAGACATTTGCTTCAAGACAAGCGTACACAACAATTAAAGGTCATTACATACCAATTATTATGGGTAATATTTCTGACGAATCTGTTATGGATATTGAAAAGAGAAAGTATTACATTCAAAGTTACGAATTTACCGTTTTAGGATTTCTTATTGATGAAAATGAATTTGAGGTTTCTCCGGCAATAACAAGAGTATTACAAGTTGTTGAGTTTGATACTAAAATTAAAAAAAGGAGTGTTAAACCAAAGGATGTGCAATCAACCACATTTTCAATTTTTACATATCCTATTGGTGTTGTAACTTTTACACAAGTATTTAATTATACTACAAATATTACTTTGGGTGATTTATTGAATATTAATAGTTTTAATGTGTATATTAATGGTTATTTTTATGGTTCAGATTTATCTGAAATATTAATTAATACAAATGACTCATTAAAGATAGACATTATTAAAAAAGATGTTAATAAAGAAAGTACTATTAAATTAAATAATGTGTTAATTTAATTTTCACCATAGATATCTTTTTTATCTTTACAAGTTTCAATAATTAAATTTTCTAAAAACTTGTAAATTTTAATACCTCTCTTTTCACAATATAGTTTTAATATATTATGAGCATCTTCCGATATTTTTAAGTTTTTTATTTTTTTATTATTTTCTTCCATAGTATATAAATACTTCATAATTAAAAATAAGTGAGATAAAGTATTGATTTTATAAAGGTAGAAAAAAGGTAGAAAAAAGTATCCTAAATTATAAATTCTTTGTTGCAAGTAAAGTGTTTTGGTTTTTTTTGTAATATTTATATATAAAATAAATTATTAACTAAAAAAAAAACAAACTAATGGCAACAAACAGTAAAGTATTTGTATCTCCTGGAGTATACACATCTGAAGTTGATTTAAGTTTCGTAGCTCAGAGTGTAGGTGTTACTACATTGGGTATTGTTGGTGAAACTCTAAAGGGACCAGCATTTGAACCTATCTTTATACGAAATTTTGACGAATTTTCAGCGTTTTTTGGAGGAACATCTCCAGAAAAATTCATCAACACCCAAATACCAAAGTACGAGGCGTCTTATATTGCAAAATCTTATTTGCAACAATCTAATCAATTATTTGTGACTAGAGTATTAGGTTTATCTGGGTATGATGCGGGTCCTTCTTGGACAATAACAACAGTTGCTAATGTTGACCCAACAACAATTCATTTTGAATGTTCGGGAAATACAACTGTAAATTGTAATGTTGCTTGTACAGCTTACACTAAAACATTAATTTCTGTTAACTTTACAGGGTGTACCGGTAACATTGACAGTATTGGTTTCACATCAAATTTCCCATCTGAAATTTCTGGTAAGTTAAATTCAACTTATGAGTTGTTTAATGGTAGTACTTCAGTTATTAATACTAATTTAAAATCTCAAATTTTTGATATTATTAATACTCCAAGTACTTCAGCAACATCTATATATTATTTTGGAGCAATTTCATCTGAAGATTATAATTCATCGTTAACATCTGGTTATACTTCACCTGTAAATGTTTTTGGTGTGGATAATGTTGATGGTGGGTTAATTAATTATTCCGCACCACAAAATGATACTTGGTATTATTCTTTATTTGATAATGTTGGTAATACGGTATATAGTGGTAGTTCATTCTATACTACTATTAGTAAATTTGTACAAACATCTCAATCATCAAATTGTGCATCATTCTTTAATTTTAGTATTTCAGGAACTGCTGGAAGTATCAATTACAATAATAATACTATTGATGTTGTATTACCTTATTCAGGTTTTTCAGGAACTTCATTATCGGCTTTAACACCTGTATTCAGTGCTTGTACTTCAGATGTGAAAGTTAGTGGTGTTACTCAAGTAAGTAATGTAACTACTAATAACTTCACTGGAACTTGTCTAACTTATGTTTTACGTTCATCGGATTCTGCGGTTACAACAAATTGGAATGTTTGTGTTACAGTTCAAGACCCTTGTGCTCCGGTAACACCAAATAATTCAGGTACTAATAATACAGGGACTATTCAAACTTGTTATTCAGGTACAGTTACAGGTTATACTTACACATTTGATGGAACATCTTACTCTGACTATGATGAGTTAGTTTTAGCGACATTACGTTCTAGAGGTATTGCGACATATTCAACAGATAACGGACCGGTTTATGAGGTGTCAGGTTTAACTAAGGTATCTTTAAATGTTACTGGTGCTACTTATTCTGGTGCAACTAAAAATCCTTTTAACACTTTTGGTATTAATGTGACTAATAAAGATGGTAATGTGTTTTTCTTTGAAACTTCATTCAGTAATGCTGACCCTAAATATATTAGTAAAGTATTTGGTACTACTAACTTCTCTAAACCAAGAACTACTGTTCCATTGTTTGTTGAAGAAGACTTTAAAACATTATTAAATTATGGTTATAGAAAAGGATACATTAGAGGTATTAATAGTCAATTAACGGCTTTAAATAGTGCTAAATTAGACAATACTGGAACATCAATTGCTTGGTATTTAGAAAAGTATCAATCACCAACATCTCCTTGGTTAGTTTCAGAATTGAGAGGTAATAAAGTTTATGACTTATTCAAATTTACAACAATTGCTGATGGTGATGCTGCAAATACTGAAGTTAAAATATCTATTGCTAACATCTCATTTAATAACGGAACTTTTGATGTACTTGTAAGAGACTTCTTTGATACAGATAATAACCCTGTGGTTATTGAAAAATTCACTAATTGTAATATGAATCCTAATGATAACGCATTCGTTGCGAAAAAAATAGGTACTGTTGATGGTGAATATGAATTGAATTCTAAATATGTTATGATTGAAATTAATGAGGACGCACCAATTGACGCACTTCCTTGTGGTTTCTTAGGTTATAACTATAGAGAATATGCTGGTGTTCGTTCACCTTTCCCAGTTGTTAAAAGTAAATACGATTATCCTGGTGAAGTAATTTATAACCCACCTTTCGGTATCTCTTCAGGTGATGATAACTCAACAAAAAGTGGTGGTGATAATGTTCGTAGAACTTATTTAGGACTTTCTGATACTATTGGTATTGATTCTAGTTTCTTTGGTTATAAAGGTAAACAATCACCTTTGAATATCGCTTGTGATACAACAGGTGACGATTGGTCTTTCAGAACAAAAGGATTCCACATGGATAAAAACGCGAGTGGTATTACAATTCCTAATACATTCTCAACTAGTGGAACTCCAGCATTCTTTGTTGGTAGTGCAGATTTTACATCTGACCCAACTTCAGAATCTAATCCATATTACAGATTATACGCTCGTAAATTCTCATTGTTAGTTCAAGGAGGTTTTGACGGATGGGATATCTATAGAGAATCAAGAACAAATTCAGATAGATTTGCTATTGGAAAAACTGGTTATTTAAATGGTGCAAGTGCTAGTTGTTCAACTAAATATCCTTCAGCTACAGGTTGGGGTGCATTTAAACAAATTACTGTTGGAGACAATAGTCAAGATTGGGCTAATACAGATTATTACGCTTATTTATTAGGTCAAAGAACTTTCTCTAATCCTGAATCGGTAAATATTAATATATTTGTAACACCAGGTATTGATTATGTAAATAATTCTAATTTGGTTGAAGATGCGATTGAAATGATTGAGTTTAATAGAGCTGACTCATTGTATATTGCAACAACACCAGATTATAATATGTTTGTACCATCAGTAGGTGAATCAACTGATTTAATTTACCCACAAGAAGCGGTAGATAACTTAGACCAAACAGGTATTGACTCTAACTACACTGCAACTTACTATCCTTGGGTATTAACTAGAGATAGTGTTAATAACACTCAAATCTATTTACCACCAACAGCGGAAGTAACAAGAAACTTAGCTTTAACTGATAACATCGCATTCCCTTGGTTTGCGGCAGCCGGTTATACAAGAGGTATTGTTAATGCTGTTAAAGCGAGAAAGAAACTTACTCAAGAAGATAGAGATACACTTTATAATGGTAGAATCAACCCTATCGCAACCTTCTCTGACGTTGGAACTGTAATTTGGGGTAATAAAACATTACAAGTTAAACAATCAGCTCTTGACAGAATTAATGTTAGAAGATTATTGTTACAAGCGAGAAAATTAATTTCTGCTGTGTCTGTAAGATTGTTATTTGAACAAAATGACCAAAAAGTAAGACAAGATTTCTTAGATGCGGTTAACCCTATTTTAGATGCTATCAGAAGAGATAGAGGTCTTTATGATTTCCGAGTATCGGTTTCTTCAGACGCTGCTGATTTAGATAGAAATCAAATGACAGGTAAGATTTACATCAAACCAACTAAATCTTTAGAATTCATTGATATTACATTCTACATTACTCCAACTGGAGCGTCTTTTGAGAATATTTAATAGACTTAATAGATTTTTTTATAAAAAACCCTCTTTAATCGGAGGGTTTTTTTATTTACTGTATATTTATAAGTATGAGACTTAAAAACAAATTAAAAGAGGGTATTGATGATTATGGAACTCCTGATATGAAGTATTATGCTTTTGATTGGGATGATAACATTGTTACAATGCCAACAAAAATCATTCTTAAAGATGAGGATGGTGATGAAGTGGGGATGTCAACACAAGATTTCGCTGAATATAGAACTGAAGTTGGAAAAGAACCTTTTGAATATCAAGGTCATACTATAGTAGGTTTTGCAGAATTACCTTTTAGAAATTTTACAGTAACTGGAGATAAAGATTTCATTATTGACGCTATGTTAGCTAAAATAGGACCAGCTTGGCCTGATTTTGTTGAGGCAATTAATAATGGTTCAATATTCTCAATAGTTACTGCTAGAGGTCATACACCTTCGGTATTAAAAGAAGCGTGTTATAATTATATAGTGTCAAATTTTAACGGAATTGATTCTAACGAATTAGTTAGAAATTTAGAAAAATATAGACATTTAGCTGACGAAGAACAACTATCTAAACGAGAAATGATTAAAGAATATTTGGATTTATGTAAATTTTATCCTGTGACTTATGGTGAAGGTTCAGCGACTAATCCGGAAGAAGGAAAAATTAAAGCATTAAAAGAATTTATTTCTTATGTTAAAGAAGTGTCTAATTCATTACAAAAGAAAGCTTTATTAAAAAATAAAATAAGTAATCACTTTTTACCAACTATTGGATTTTCAGATGATGATATTAGAAATGTTGAAACAGTTAAAAAACATTTTGAGAAAGAACCTGATAATATTTTAAAAACATATTTAACATCAACAGGAACTAAAAAAGAATATTAATTAATAAATTAGATATTTAATATATAGTATTGAACTAAAAAAAGTAAATATACGAAATAAAAAACATTTTAAGATATTTATAGTAAATAATAAAATAAAAACTAACAAAAAAATATTATGGCGGATTTATTAATGAAAATGCCGGTTCCTTACGAACCAAAAAGACAAAATAGGTTTATAATGAGATTTCCATCAACATTGGGAATTAACGAATGGTTCGTTGAAACTGCTGCAAGACCACACATCACTATTAATTCAACGGAGGTTCAATTTTTAAATACATCAACTTATGTTGCGGGTAGATTTACATGGTCACCAATTACTGTTAAATTTAGAGACCCGATTGGTCCTTCTGCTTCACA